GTGCTGGAGTGTTTGATGATGACAGCCAAATTGATGTGTTATTTTTGCAAAGAGGCGTAATAAAAAAAGGCGGTGGATGCCTTGTTTATATCGACATTCTTGATAAAATAGAGGAAACTACACCCATTACATAAGGATTTGTATGGAAAACTGTGCATTATTCCTAGCAACAATGCTACATTCTGCGACCAACACGCATTTTTTCCATTGGTCTACTGATTCTTACGCCAAACACAAAGCCGTTGCCAAATATTACGACAGCATCGTAGACCTAACCGATACCTTTGCTGAATCCTATATGGGGAAGTACGGCAAATTTACCGCTTTTCCAAGTGTTTACCACCAGCCAAAAGACCCAATTCGCTACATGGAATCCCTGCAGAGTTTTGTTAAAGAAGCCCGTCAAGACTTACCCCAAGACAGCGAACTACAAAATATTATTGATGAGATTGCAGACCTTATCAATTCCACAACTTATAAACTTAAGTTCTTGAAATAAGGATATTTATGCCACTCGATAAATCAGGTAGCGAAAAAGCAGTCGGTAAGAACATTAAGACCGAGATGAAAGCTGGCAAGCCAAAAAAGCAAGCCGTAGCCATTGCACTCAGCGTTGAGCGTGAAAACGCCAAAGGTAGCCGTAAGGCAAAGCTAGAGGATGCCTACGCTAAGTACATTGAGGAAAAGGCATGAGTCGAAGGGATGACATTCGTGCGGCAGTAGAAAAGCACGATAAACCCATTCCTAAGACAACAACGGGCAAGGATAAGAATTACCTGCCTACAGAGCAGGGCGCAGGGATGACCGCCAAAGGGCGTGAAGCGTATAACCGTAAGAACAACGCTAACTTAAAAGCCCCAGCACCTAACCCCAAGACCGAGGCAGATAAAGGCAGGAAGGCATCATTTTGCGCCCGTATGGGTGGTGTAGTCGCTAAGAGCAAGAACGCTGAACGAGCAAAAGCATCTATGAGGAGATGGAACTGTGGCTAAACAAGGACTATACGCAAACATCCACGCCAAGCGTGAGCGCATCAAGGCTGGATCAGGCGAAAAGATGCGTAAGGTAGGTAGCGAAGGCGCACCATCCGCTAAAGACTTTAAAGAATCTGCTAAGACTGCTAAACCTACACGCAGAGAGATGATTGCTTCTAAGATGAAGGATATGTGATGTTTAAAAAAGAAAAGGTTAAGCCCGAAAACAGCTTACTACAACCCCATAAAGAATCCACGCTAGAGAAACAGCAACGATTGCGTCTAGAGCGCAGGGCTATGCTTGCCAATAAACTAAAAGACTTGGATAAAGAAGTTTTGTAATGGACTTAGCTAGTGCATTACGCTCCTTTAGTGATAGGGTGGTAAACCTACCTACCGAGGCACAGCGTTTTATGTACAACCCCCAAGCATTTACCCAAATGTTTGGCGTTAACCGACTACCCAATGAAACAGGGTTTGCTGAAGGCGCAATGGTCGGTGATCGTAAATACGGTAGTGAAAAAGGCTTTAAACAGGGTGAACCGCTGGCTTTGCCTATCGCTGTAGCATCAATGGGCGCACCACTTGCCGCCCCAACTGCTAGAGCATTAGCACCAAAGGCCGCAAGCATGGCAGAGGATTATCTTTCCAAGATTGGTGGCATTCAATATATTGCACCGCAAAACAAAGCTTTAGCTGACGCTATTCGCAAAAAGCCAATTGGTGACTTTGATGTGCGATTTGACAATAAACGCAAGTCAGACATAGAAAAGATAGCCACTACTGTGCCTGTGGTCGAGCAATTAAACAAAACCCCAATCCCTAAAGTATCGTTGGCAGACTTTGAAGGCAGACCATTTATAACCAGTATGTCTGACCGTACTGCCGCTGGCGGTGACTTGCTAGGCGTAAACGATGTCATGTTTAAAAGACCCGTACATTTATATGGCGGGCAAGACTATATGTTTAACGCACCCAATCAGGTGTGGGCATCAGCACAAAGCGCAGTTAAGCCAATCCTTGAAAACGCCAAACTTCTTAAAGAGGTTACTGGACAGAATCCGCTTTATATTCCTTGGAGAATGGCCCCATCGGGTGGTGACTTTGCTCACATGACAGGCGAAAGTATGCTCGGATACGCTGAAGCCGCAATGGGCAAAACAGATAAAAAAGCGTTAAATGCCGCAATTAAAGATTTAATCCCAAGCTGGAAAGGCGTAGATAACGCTGAAAGCATTGCCCAATATAGAGCCGCACCAAAGGTCGTAAGGGATTCGATCATGCAGATCATGGATAGGGATTTTAGAAACCTAGGCGGCTTAAACTACGGTCAAGCTAGGTTATCGGTTACTGATCCACGCCAAATCAATGCTATGGAAGGTGGAATACAAAACATTGGTGAAATTTTTGCAGATCAACCCATGATTATGAAATCAGGCCACCCATCTTATCCACGGGGTGTAGCAGGTCAAGGGTTAGGAACAATTGACAAAGAATATAATATTTTTGAACTTTTGCCCAATGTAGTAAAAGAGCGTGGCATTGCTAACCCAAGAAACCCATCCGATCCTGACTTGCGAGCAATGCAGATGAAGCCATATTCAGGAATCCTAACCGCAAACTTACTAAGACAGCTAGGGTACTAATACAAGTATTCAGGTTTAAATTGATTTGCCATCTGTTCGCCAAAGCGTTTAGTTAAAAAGTCACACACAGATTCATGGGTCACAGAAACAATGCCCGAAGCAACACAAAAGGTTTCATGTAAGGTAAGAGCATCAAGCATTGGCTTAGACATAGGCACATCAACATTAACAGTGGGTGTCATTGCAATCTCCTTGTTTTGTAATATAATTGTACCAAAGATTAATCTATCTTAACAACCACTTGGATAAGGTATGAGTTCTACAGTAGAAAAGACTAGAAAAAAGACAGGCGGGCGTGTTGCAGGTGTGCCTAATAAGTCAACAGCCCTCGCTAGAGAGGCTATCGCTAAGTTCGTGGATGGTAACAGCCATAAGTTACAAGAATGGCTTGATGAGATCGCTATGAATGAAAAGCTTGGCCCTAAAGTCGCATTTGATTGCTTCATGCAGGTAGCTGAGTACCATGTACCCAAGCTGGCTAGAACAGAACACACAGGTGATGCAGACCAGCCCGTCAAGGTAGTTCACGAACACAAGTTCCTAGATTGAAAGAAGTAGTAATCAAATATGAGTATCCCTACAAGGCACGGGATGCGTTCATAGACTTCCATAAGCGTGACCAACGCTGGGCTGTATTGGTATGCCATAGACGAGCAGGAAAGACCGTAGCGACCATTGCTGACACGATCCGTAGGGCAGTCATGGAGAAGAAAGAGAACGCCCGTTACGCCTACATAGCACCGTACTACGCACAGGCTAAGAACATTGCATGGGATTACTTACTCAAGTTTGCAGAACCAGCCATAGTCAAGGCTAATCAATCTGAATTATGGATAGAGTTAGTCAATGGGGCTAAGATCAGACTATTTGGCGCAGACAATCCCGATGCCTTACGGGGTCTTTACTTAGATGGGGTGGTCTTAGACGAGTACGCAGATATGAAGCCAAGGCTATGGGGTGAGATTGTTCGCCCATTGCTTACAGATCGCCAAGGCTGGGCTACCTTCATCGGTACACCCAAGGGGCATAACGCCTTCTATGACATCTATAACGAAGCCCAAAAGAACCCGAACTGGTATGTCAAGACCCTAAGAGCAGACCAATCAGGATTGTTGCCTGAAGCTGAACTCTTAGACGCACAACAGTCTATGTCAGCCAACCAGTACGAGCAGGAGTTCCTCTGTAGCTTTGAAGCCGCCATACTGGGCGCATTCTACGGGCAGGAGATGCGTAGGATTACAGACCTTGAGCGCATTACTACGGTGGACTATGACCCAATGTTCCCATGCCATACCGTATGGGACTTGGGCTACAACGATTCCACAGCAATTATTTGGTGGCAATGCGTATACGGTGAGATACGGGTGCTAGACCATCATATGTCTAACGGTCAAGCCATACCGTACTACCTTGGATTACTAGCGCAGAAAGAGGATGAGTTCGGGTACAAGTACGGCTATCACTACCTGCCCCATGACGCTAGGGCTAAAACCTTGGCGAGTGGTGGCAAGAGCATAATCGAACAAATTGCGACAAAAATTGACATAAATAAGCTAAAAATTGTTCCAAACCTATCACTTCAGGATGGAATACAAGCTACAAGACTTGCATTAACCCGTGCTTGGTTCGATAATAAGTGTGACGAACTAATTGAATGTTTGCGCCAATATCAAAGGGAGTGGGATGATGATAAGAAAGTATTTAGAGATCGCCCGAAGCATGATTGGACATCACACTCTAGCGATGCGATGCGCTATCTCAGCATCGTTTGGAAAGATGAAGATAGCCCTATCCTCAAAGATACAAGGGTTAAAGGCGTATCTGTCGGGGAAAACGAAATAACCCTAAACGAATTGTGGAAGCAAACACCTAAATCAACTTACAGGAGAATTTAATATGACAGCCGCTAACGCAACCTTTGCACTACCCTACGAGCATGTAGCCGCTTCACAAACAGCCCAAGTATTAGGCGCAACTGGTGCTACAGGTGATTATTTGCACCGTTTAGTTATTACTGTATCCGCTACAGCTACTTCTACTGTAAGCCTGTTAGACAATACTACATCTCATGTATTAGTAGCCGCCAATACTGCAATCGGTGTTTATTCCATTGAAATAAATACTTTTTCTAAAAATGGTGCTTGGAAAGTAACTACTGGCGCAGGAGCAGAAGTTATAGCAATGGGTAACTTTACCTAAGGATTAACATGGATCACACCTACGAAAATTGGTATAACACCATAGCAGGGTACGAAAGAGCGTACAAGGAATGGGAAAGCAGAACTGACCGCATCATCAAGCGGTATCGTGATGACAGCCGTACTAGAAATAACCCTAACGCCCGCTTTAATATCCTTTGGTCAAATGTACAGACCATTACCCCAGCTATCTTTGCCCGTCTACCAAGACCCGATGTAAGCCGTAGGTTCAGAGATAACGATCCAGTGGCACGGGTGGCATCGATGATGCTTGAACGGGCATTGGACTATGAGATTACACATTACGGTGACTACAAGTCTGCCATGAGTCAGTCGGTCTTAGACCGTTTACTGGGTGGGCGTGGTACATCGTGGGTACGCTACGAACCGCATATTGCTGGTGAAGCTGGTGGCATGGCTGAAGGTATGCCTGAAGATGGGTTACAGGTTACCGAGGACACAGACGAAGCCGAAACAGAAGGTGGTATCTATCGTGAGGATCAGGAGCGCATCGAGTACGAATGTGCGCCCGTTGACTATGTTTATTGGCGGGACTTTGGACATACGATTGCCCGTACATGGGAAGAAGTAACCGCTGTATGGCGTAAGGTCTACATGGAACGCCCTGCCCTAGTCGAGCGTTTTGGTGAAGAACTGGGTAATAAGATACCCCTAGACACAAAACCTGAAACTTCTAAAACTTTCAACGAGAAGATGGGTGAAGGCGCATCCGAAGCCGTTATCTATGAGATATGGGATAAGACATCGGGCGAGGTGCTTTGGATTTCTAAGTCATTAGGTAAGATACTTGATACACGCCCTGACCCGCTAAAGCTTGAGAACTTTTGGCCCTGCCCTAAACCTTTATATGCAACGCTGACTACAGACAAGCTAGAGCCGATTCCTGACTTTGTTCTATACCAAGACCAAGCCAAGCAGTTAGACACGCTGGCTGACCGCATAGATGGTTTCATTAACGCCCTGAAAGTACGGGGTGTCTATGACGCATCCGAACCAAGTCTTGCCCGCTTGTTCTCCGAGGGTGAGAACAATACCCTGATTCCTGTCAAGAACTATGCCGCCTTTAGTGAGAAGGGTGGAATGATGGGGGCTATTAACCTTGTGGATATTGCCCCAATAGCTAGTGCCTTGCAGATGTCGTATCAGGCAATGGATCAGGTCAAGGGTCAAATCTACGAGATTATGGGTATTGCTGACATCCAGCGTGGACAGACTGACCCCAATGAAACACTTGGCGCACAGATTATCAAGTCTAACAATGCGGCAGGTCGATTAAAGACCATGCAACACGCTGTCGTAGACTTTGCTACCGAACTCTTGAGCATCAAGGCGCAGATTATCTGCAATCACTTTACCGATGACACCATCGTCAAGATCAGTGGTGCAATGCAACTAAGCCCACAGGATCAGCAATTAATCCCACAAGCTTTAGCCTTATTGCGTAACGAATCCGCTAAAAACTTCCGTGTTGAGG